TGAGGTCATATTGGTTTGCTGCCATTTTTGACCATTTATCAAAGCCTTTCTCAGCTCTGAATTTTTGACTCATAACTGTATCAGTCATGATTCTTGACCAAGTATCGATTACAACAGTCTTGACGTTCTCTAGTTTGTTCACTTTTTGTAAAGTGTTAAGTACGATTGCTACATCAGATGTTTTACGATAATTGCGTTTATCCTCGTTATATTTTTTACTAAACTGTTTAAATGGTAACGCCTTTTGATCGGTGTTTATTATTACAGTTTCTTCGGGGTTAAGGTTTCTTAACGAGGTAGATTTCCCCATACCTGATTTACCAACCAGGAACACTAATTGTGCCATAAAATTAAATTTTGTGATTATTACTACTATATAAATATAGTGATTTTTCCCTGTATTTACAAGGGTTTCAGGTGTTAAATACTCTTAATTTCTTTCTTTATTTCATCTGCTTTCTTTTTACGTTTGTTATACAATTCACCCCTCAAATGTGGGTGCTCTTCCTGTACCTTTCTAGATGCTCTACCAAATGAATCTATATAAGGTATTTCCCTAGATTCCATATCTTTTAGAGCTTCTTTAAAAGGTTTTTTTACATCATATTCAATGTCTAAAAGATAGTGATAGAATAATCGCTCATTAGAATCTCGCAACTCTGGAAACTTAGTAAGCTTATCTTTTACCCATTGATATTTATCTTTAATCATTGTCATATACAGTAATTAACAACTGCTCTTGAAAATGTAATATCTGTTCTACTGTTTTCCATTCAGCATCTCCTATATTTTTCTTACAAAAAGCAAGCTCTATATAGTGACCATTGCTTAAGCCTTCCATAGATAATTTTTTAAGACAAGACTTTAAAGCAGAATACTCAAATTCATTATTTTTTAAAGATGTATAAAAGTTTAATACACTAGCCGACTGTGCTATATTAGCAACAGAATAATCTCCTAGTTTATATAAAGCTGGTAGAGGAAATGCTTTATGCACTTCTTCTATAATTTCAAACTTTTCATACAACTTTTTAGATAACTCAGGCCTTTCTTCTTCAGCTGGTTCTTTTGAACAATTAATATTGTTAACTAATAGAAGTATTTTACCTTCTTCGCAAGCTTTACTAATGCTTCCTTTTTCTTTTTTTACAATTGGCATAATTGATTAATTTAATTTAGAATAATAATCGTGAACTTTCTTAAGTTCTTCAGGCTTACCATAAACTTCATTAGCTTTTGGTAATTGATAATAAGCACCTATCTCGCCTACAAATAGGAAGCTTGCTAGTAGATTTACATCACCGTCACGGTTCTTACAAATCTTAGCTAGTCTATAACGATTTTTGTATTTTGTTATGTCAAATCCGAGACACTTATCTACACCATAATAAAACGGACTTGCTAAACCTATTACAGTATTAGCATCCTCTGAGACATTACCAGTGTTTTTGATGTCACTTAACATAGGCATCCAATTATCTCTTTCTCTACGGTCCATAGCTTCTGATGAACGATTAATCTGTGATATAACCACAGGACTAAAGTTGAACATATTTCTAAAGAACACTAGAGTTCTAGATGCTTTGTCGATAGCTTCTTTTAGAGAGCTATAATTATTGTAGTTTATTAAACCTATATGATCTATTACTACAAGAGTAATTAAACCAGGATTATTAGGTTCATAGCCTACAATAAGCTTATTGTTATCTCTAATAACTTTACCACGTTTTTCTGCATAATCCATAAGATCTTTATACAAAAACTCTGGACTAAGTGTACTACGATAGTGCAAATACTTATCTTGTATTTGTCTCATTCTATCTTCGTATTGTGGTATTAGCTCTGCTACTTCAGGACGTAGTGTTTCTCCACCTAAACTTAGTATTTCATTTAAATTAGTCAATACTCCGTGTTCACGCCACATAAGATTAGCAATATGTTTTGCTATCTGATGAGGCGGAGGTATCTCTAGAGAATAATATATAATCTCTATGTCATGGATGTACCCAGGGTTTGATTGCAAAAAATCTATAGCGCCATAAACATAAGTTGAATTTACAAATGACGTTTTACCGACACTTGTACCTGCGAAAACTAAATCGTATCTACCTGGCTGTATATTTTTTATATGATTACTTAAGGTTGTAAACCCTTGAAAAGGTATACCTGTATTTAATCCTCTCTTACCACGTTCTATTGATTCTTTTAGTTTATCCCAATACTTAATTTTTGCTGTCATATAATATTTAAATTTGATCCGAATTCCAATCTTGTTCTTCCACTCCTTCAGGTTGTATAAAGACTTCCCATTGTTCCCACATAGAATTGTTAAGAACAGTTTCCATGTTAGGCAAGTATTGAAGTTTATTAGCTCTTTTTTGTTGAGCTATAAAAGCTTCAGTTGCTTTAATTGCTAATTCATGTTGAGCAATTCTTTTGACTCTAGCAAGATATTTCTTTTCATGTTTCTTAGCAACTTGAGCAATGGAACCAGAGGCACGTAACACTCTGGTTCCTACTCTTACAGGATAACATTGATAAAATTCCCAAAAGTTAATTTGATCTCCACGTATTCCAAACAATTTTTCAATCTTGTCTGTAGAAATAATCGTATCCATAAATAAACCCCCTTGGGATAATATATATGGGGTATCTTTTAAGGATTCTCTTATATCAATTGCTTGATCTTTACCGAAAATTTTCTCAATATTAGTATAGTCTTTATTATACAGAAGTTGTAGTAGAACTAGCTGATTCGGAGTCAGGGATGACCGCTGGAGCAACTCCAGATTCATCGATATTTCCATAATTTAACTGATTTAAAAAGTCTTCTAAGTTACAAATAATTACCTTATTTTTATCTATATCACCTAACCTTTTTTTCATCCAAACTTCTTCTTGAGTCCCAGGAGAATAAAGGTTTACAATGATTGCTTCTTTATCAGGTTGCATACGGACAACTCTACCTAATTGCTGTATAAAAGTACGTTTAGTAGAATTAGAACCAGCTATAATTGCTAGCGAACAATCAGGAACGTTGAAACCCTCGTTTAGTGCTTGTACACTGCTGATATATCGCACCTTGGTGCGTTTGTCTTTGAACCTTGCTACTATGTCTTTCTGTTGTTTCTTGGTTATTTTGCTGTGAAAGCTCATACATATATCACCAAGCTTTTCTTGCAACAATTCTGCAAATTCCACAGTGCCACTAAATATAAGGCCGTTACGTTTACCTACAGCTTGGATAATATCATGAGTAGCTTGCGCTTTATTGCTATTATTTAAACATATAGTCTTACGCTTTCTCATAGATGCATAATATTGAGCCGCTTTACCTTTCTGTTCACTAGTACCGCTTTTAAGATGCTGTTGTGCTTTTCTAAATGCATCTCCACCAAATCCTAAAACTGCAGCAAAATGCTTAAAAGTATTATTAGCTTTATCATATGATTCTTGCTCATCTTTAGGCAAAGGCACAGCTACATTGTACACAGTATACGGTGCTATCCATCCTGCTTCTAAGCAATCATCTACAGTAACTTCATCAATTACTTCTAGATAATCTAGAATAATATCATGAAGTCCGTCTTCACGTTCTAAAGTTGCTGTTAGACCTAATACATACTCACAATCTGCTACTTCAAATATTCTTTTGAAACTATCAGCAGCATATCTATGACATTCGTCTAAAACTAACATGTCATAGTTACGAGGTTGCTTTATAGCAGTATTAATTACTAACACATCGGCAAACTTTACTTTATTTTTAGCTAGTTCTGCTTCCCATTGTGCTTTTAATGTAATAGTAGGCACAACAACTAGACAGGATTCTATACCTGCTCTATCTACCATACCTTTAATAGCCATAATAGCAGTATAGGTTTTACCGAAGCCTGTAGCAGCTTGGAATATACCTCTAAAGTTATTCGCTCGCCATTTTTTTAGTACTTCTATTTGTCTTTCTGTTCTTGTCATTTAATTGTTTTTAATTTTTAATAATATCCCAATGTCTTAACTTTATGCCCCGCCAACTATATTTCAGATATTTGAGGTACTAGGATCGATTATTTTTACGGATATTTTCACCAACATTTTCTAGCTTTCGCCAACCTAATCCAGAACTATGTACATTAGTGACATTGGGTATTATTAATGTTGCCAATATTTTGTTATTTCAGGTTCAGCTTTTAGTTTTACTGTTTTACAGAAAACATCACCTGCTTTTTCCATACATACTTGAAGTACTTTACTTATCTCATTCTTGATATCCTCACTGCATTCTACAACCCACTCGTCATGAACTACATTAGGCATTTTAACTTTAAATACTAAATCATTTTCTTCTAGATACCTAAAGAAATATATACCTGCTAGTTTAGTGATATCTGCAGATGAACCTTGAATAGGATAATTAAGTGACATTCTTTCTATATCACCTTTCTTAATAAAATATTGACGTACTTTTGGTTTATAATATTCTTTAAATTTCTCAGTGTTTCTTGCTTTATGGTCTCTATAATCCGACCAGAACTCTGGATCTTCTTCTATCTCAGCAGTTAATCTTTGAAAGTCTTCAAAGAATGGTATATAGCACTTACGACCACTTACCTCATTAAATTGTATATAACCTGATTTTAATGCTTTAGTCTTTTCTTGCTTAAAATAATTAGCAAGACCAGGAAAAGCTTTAAAATATGCTTTATATACTTCTTCGCCTCTAGTCATAGAGATGTTAAGATTTTGAGATATAGTTATACCTGTACCACCATAGTTAATTGCAAAGCCTGCACCTTTTGCTATCTGTCTTTTCTCTTTATGATCACTTTTAATATCATTAAGAGCTAAATCAGCTAGCTCAGGAAATATCTTAGATGCTACAAATGAATGCATATCACCTAAGCCTTGAGCATAGAAATTTAATAAGTCCGTATCTTTAGATTTATTAGCTAATACTATTTGCTCTTGACCACTATAGTCACTAACTATTAATGTATTACCTTTCTCTGATTGAAAACAACTTCTTGTTCTTGTATCAGAAGGTATATTTTGCATATTAGGCATTTGAGGAAGATTGTATTTTTTATTAGCTTTTTGACCAGAAGATAAACGACCCGTATTCATTATTTGTGTAAAATTAGAATGTATTCTTCCTGTTATAGGATTTATATAATTAAACCAATTTTCACCATATGTACTTACAACTTTATGTTTTTCAGTGTATTCTAAATAAGTACTAATAATAGGATGTTTATCTTTTTGCTTAACAAGAACTTTCTTATCTACAGAATCTTTCATCAAGCCTGACTTTTTATCTTTAATCTTAGTATCTACACCAAGAGATTGCATAAAAGGTATAACTTGTTGAGACGAAGACCAGTTTATATTACACTTAACACCGTCTTGAAATAAATCAAGCTGTGAGTCTATAAAGCCACTATATGTCTCAGGATTCTCTAGTATAAATAGATTAAGCTTTCTTGTTATTTCCATAAGATCGCTATAATCTTGATTACACTTGTTTTGCCAATCTTCAGGATTCATATAAAAGCCACAGAATTCTATATAAGCTAGTACTTTCACAAACTCATTGTCTAAACTTGCTGTTCTTTTTAGCCCTTTCTCTTCTAGGGCTACTATTTGCTTTCGTCTTATCTCGTGGAGATATTTTACGTCGTCAGCTGCATATTTTATTACTCTAGAGCTCAGTCCTTCTTTGTGTATATAACCTCGTACAGTTTTATCAAGCTCTATTTTACAGTATTTATAAGTCACTGCATCAAGAGATTTTCTTACTGTATCTATACCAGTAAATAATATTCTTTCCACAAGAAAACTATCATATACTTTCTTTGGAACTATTCCGTGATAATACAAAAATCTTAAGTCAAACTTAGCATTATGCATTATTAGTTCTTTCTTCTCAAGAATATCCTTATATTCTTTAGGGTCAATAGTAGTACAATCGATTACATATTGTTTGTCATTATCGCCTAGCTGCATAGATAACAGCTCACAGGTATAAGGATCCATACCCATAGTCTCGGTGTCAAAACCGATTATGTCTAATGTTTCTAAATATTCTAGTGACTCCTCTATAGAAGACATAGAATAACCAGCAGAGTTAAACATACTCTGCTGATTGCTTACTAAATATATCATAAATTATAAGGTTAACTTAAATCAGACAATAAATTGTCTATTCATTATATAAAATATAGCCTACTGCAAAGCATAGAGGCCCGAATATTGCCATCATTGGGATAGCATTTACTTCTCTTGTTCTCCATCTTTTATGGTAGTATCTATTACGCTTACTTATCCAGTAAATATAGCCATATATTCCTATATATAGCCACGATATTATTAATAATGTTATCATAATTTTAAGGTTTATTGTTCAATTGGTAAATCCATTGCTACAGCTTGTATATGAGATTTGGGCAAGTTATACTTAGTCATAAGCTCAAGCATCTTTCCATTGCTCATTTTGGTTAATAAACTGGATTCATCAATAACATATTCTTCTACTTCATTTGTTTTCGGGTCTATATCCATTAATTGAAAGAAATACCCTTCTGCATGATCAAAGCCATATGCTATAACTTGATCGCTTTTTTCTATTACGTGTCTACTCATTTTTTTAAAAGTATTAATTGTCTAACTTGTTTACCAAACTCTGTATCATTAGGATATTTTTCATGTAATTCCATTACTGATTCTCCTAAATGACAGAGAGTAAACTTATTTTCCATTATAGTTTCTTTTATACGATCATAATCATGTTGATTACTATCTACACTTTTTACCTGTCTGTGTTT